TGAGTTTGAGAAGATTGCCTGTTGGAAATAGAACTAAGAAGACTTCGACGGCCAGTATGACTGTCGTGAAGAAAATAAGCAAAGCTGTAATCCCCCGGAGATAACCTTACAAAGTGAGGTGCATCATTATTGGGAGTGCTATTTGCAGGAGTGCTAGTAGTATTGAGGAGTTCGCCAAACGGAATAACAGTAGATGGAAAGGAAGTGCTTCTAGGAATAGAAACAGGAGTAGTATCGCCAAAGCCTCGAACAATAGGGGCAGGTCCCGGTCCTCCATTTACAACTTGATGGGTATAAGTGGAAGTACCGTCAAAGTCAATATAGAAAACACGAGGAACCCGACCCTTGACAAGTGTAATTACATACTTGCCCATCGATACGACATCCATTTTGTCGTTGCTAGAAACATGACCTCCCGCAGACGAACTGTGATCGCTGATCAAAACAGTACGCCAACCAGTAGCACCGTCTACTGTATTAGTTGGACAAAAATCCATGTAAATACCTGAGTCGGTATTAAGTATATTTTTTACTCGATAAACAAACCCGTGGCCAAATTCGCCCTCTCGGATTTGAAAACTAACTGGAAAACAATCAGTGACAGTAGAAGTCTTCGCCTGAGTGGGGGGAGCCACAGAAGAGAATGCACGAGCACCAGAACTACTAAAGTCCTTATAGATGTCAAGGGTGTGAGCAAGACGAAATCCAGAAGAAGGACGGCAACCAAAACGCCTACTACCGTCAACTCCTACAACTTCATGAGCCGTGCCTTCTCCAGAAAGAGCAGTGCGTTCAATACCCTTGTTTTGGGATGCAGTAACTGTGGGATAAACCCATCTTCTATTAACTTCAGGCATTTTTGTTTTCCTTGCTCGGGAAAGCGTCGTTCAAAGCCTTCCTTCTTTTTCCGCAACCGCATCCCTTTTTACGTTTAATGGTCTTAAAAGCTCTTTGAATACCTGTTGCCTTTAAGACTTTTTCAACTTTGTCGCCAAGGCCTCTATCAGGACCTTTGTATTTTTCGCAAATACCACAGTCTTCTTCTAAAGGCTTTCCTTCAAACTCGCCAATACGACATCGACCATTCTTTAAAATGTAATACTTGCACTGGATCATGGTACGTCCAATACTCCATCTTCACAACTACTTCCCGGGACTTCGTTATCAGGAATGCATTCAAGACTTATAACTGATTCGCTAATGCTGTAATCAACAGATATATCTCTAGTTCCAGAATCTACATTTGGAATAGATTGAGATGTTGCAGGAGAAGGCAGTTGAAAACTCCAAATTGGTTCGCCGTCTCGAACTAAATTACAAGCATAATTTCGACTACCATCAAAATTTATATGAGCGAGTCCTGCTTCTGGGTCAAGATAAGCACCATCAAGAACACCATTATTTAAACCAAAGCCTGCACCAAATCCCCAAGCATTTGCAGAGTCATCCCAAAGACGTTGTAAATCTCCACCGTCTTTATATTGCCTATCGAAATCACAACCATTAACTGCAAGAGATGTTTCATCAGCACCATTCCAACTCAATGCAGTAGTGAGCTCTGCGATTGAAGGAAAATCTGTCCAATACATAGAATTGTATTCAGGGGTGTCATCACAACAACACATTTCTTTAGCATCATCTTGAAGCATAGCGGTTGTTATGCCAATAGGAACTGTGCTTATAACTGGACCAATTATAGTCTCATCAGTTGTACCACCAGCATCTGTAAATGTAGACTTGTATGTTGCGGTTAATTGAAGATACAACTCTCCACAATTCAAATAATTCATAATGCATTGATCAATGGCAATATCTAAAGGACAAACTTGATTATTTGGATTTGGTGTTCCCGAACATTCAGCACCGTCTTCATACAAACAAATTCTTTTTTCGAGCCTTGCTTCGGTAATGAGAGGAGGCCTAGTTGTAGAAGGCGTTCCTTGATCAACTAAAGAAATTGAAGCATTAATCATTTCATCTTTAGCAACTTCCACACTTAGTATTGAACCAGAACATCCGGGTCCCGAAAATGTAGTGCGTGTAGAAGTCGCTAAAAAATTCCATGTGTGACTGAAACTTACATTGTCAATAACGACACAAGGGTTCTTTGCATGTTCGCTTAAAATTATTGGTACAGGATCAGATGAATCTCCTGTTGACTGATTTCCTTGCATGTAAACCGTGTAATCAATAATTACTTGAATATCAAAGTTGTAGTCTGAAGTGGCAATCGTCTTTGACGTATTAACACAGTTTTCAATGTTTTGATTAATGTTCCAGTTGTTGAATGTGACAGTCTTTCTTCCTTTGTACTCCAGCTTGGAAGGATTGGAAGATCCCGTTCGATTACATTCTTGGGTTCTACATTCAACACAAGCAGGATCATTGCAACCCCCCGACTTCAAAACAAAAGTCATACCGCTAGTGCTGTTGCAATTAGTACAACCAATAACTTGAACATCATCTGTATCAGGAGAACATTTTTCACATGGGGGAGTGTTATCTGGATGAGAACTGTCAAAACAAAGATTAGAAGTTGACCCATTGTTTTTTAGAGTGCCACAAAATTTGTGACAAGGATCACCTTCAATAGGATCACCGTTGTCGTCTACATGACAACAAGGATCTCCATCAGTCCTAGTAAATTCCCAAGTCCCTGCATAACTAGATGGATTGCTAGAATCAATTGTTATGCTAAGAAGGTCATTCCAAACATCCGCAACTGCGGCCATTGTATAAGTATTGCAGGCTTCATTGCAGGGAGTAAAAAAGTAGTATGGTTCAGGGCAATCGTCGTCATCACAATCATCTTGTTTTTCAAACCCCCCACTAGGTGCGGGGCTTCCGCCTGCAAAAGCAGTTTGCAATTTACCGCAATAAACGCAAGGTATTTCTCGATTACCATTGTCGTACTTATAAACATCATCTTCTTGGGGAGTTTGTCCGAGAATTGTTTCCCATTGACTTTTTGTAGCAAAGAAAGTGTCCGCGCAAGGATCAGTGCCCGGACATGGCACAAAGAAAAATACAGTATCAGGGTCAATACAACAACAACTAATAACCGGACCTGTCACGGACAAATGGCCTTAATTTGAGAAGGTCCTGCAAATACCCAACGATTAGAAGAAATCTGTTGAACTAAAACAATATCACTAACAGAATAGGGAGCATAAACCAAAGTTGCACCCGAATCAGTCAGGCTAGTTGGATTCTTATGAACGTAACCAATATTAGGCGTTATGACTTGATTAAAAGAGTTAAAGCCAAAATCCCAAATCTCTTTGCCTGTAACATGAGAAAAATTTGAGGATGAGTTACCCAAGCCATCTGCAGTACCAACACTTGCTTTGTACTTATAGTAATAAACCAATACGCCCAAGATATTAATGCTTGAAATACCTCCTTCAATGCTAAGGTCTTCAGTAATCCTTGCAAGTTGAGTACCAAAGCCTGCATGAGGAACTGGAGTTAAAGAAAAACGAACTTCGTCAGTTCCTCCCGGAGAAGCATTGTTGCCATCAATTACGAGAACATCTTTGACAACTGTATTTGTAGTGTTGTTGGTGAGCTTAAGAGTTTGATTTTTTTCGTCCGCAGATATCGACGTATCATCAGTTTGAATTGTAGAATAAGAATGAATAGCTTCAGTTAATCCAACTGTTATAGTGCTACCAGAAGCCTCTGTACTAATTCCAGTACCACCTGCAATGTCAAGAGTTGAATTTTGTGCGCTTGCAGTTAAAACATTACTGTCATCAGAAGTAAAGTTTTCAAATAGATTTCGTTTGAACTCTACCTTTAATGTATCTGCGCCTGATTTATCAGTATTGATATATGAACCTGAACCTTGAGGGTCAGTAGAATTATAATCACCCGCAATGTTTATGTTGTCGTCAGGACCACTAGCATTAATTGAATTACCACTATTATCTACAACAATACCAAAACCATCTGAAGCAGCATTTGACTCTGCTGCTTGGACTGCATTCTCAAACTGAGTAGTGTCTAAACTAACTACATAATCTTTACTGTCAGTGTCATCAGCTGCAGGACTAACGGTGACAGGATTGTAATCTGTCCCGCCAATCGTAAGTTGAGAAGCACCTGCCGTTACTGTAGCAAAGTGAGTGTTAGCTCCTCCTCCCCCCACATTATCAATATTGAAAATTGTGGGGCTAAAGATTTGTTGGTTTATCTCTGGGGTATTGTTAAACCTATTGCCGTCACTAAAGTTCGTTGCTCGACTTTGAGAGTTAGGTAGTCTTAAAGAATACGGGGTATCTGAGATAGTCCCTGACATACGAGTTACTTGACTAAAACCATTCAAAATAGTTTTAGGCCAAGTCTTTAATGTAACAGGGTAACTATCACCGGGAACTAAACCATAAGGCTGACTTCTACTTGTTGTATTGATGTACATGGTTTAACTCGGGTCTACAAGTTCAATTTTTACTGCATCTGCCTGATCCCATCCCCAGTTACCACCACTTTCCATGTCAGAAGAACTGAAGGTTACAGTATTGCCACCACTATCCACCCAATTCCAAATTGAATCACCTGCACCTGCATTACTACCACGAAGAGTCGTTTTTACTCCACCAGTAGAAGGGGTAATAGTTACTCTAATTTCCCAATCAGAACCTAAGCCTGCTTGATCAGGATCGCCAGCAGAAAACAAAACGCCTGTTGTAGAAATGCGACTACCAGAATCTATCTTAAGATGTGATCCTGTGGTAGAGCTTGAAGAGGTCCAAGTTCCATGATTGAGACGATTCCACCAATTATTTGTAGAACGCCACCTCCACTCATTCCCTCCTAAATTGTAAGTATCAATAACTGTTTCTCCTCCTGAAGAAACAGGAGTAGGAAAGAAAAGCCACTTATTTGGTGGGGGGGTCATTCAGTGTATTCCACAGAAAATACTACATCTGTAGCAGAGGAGTTTGATGAAAGAACTAAAGAAATCTCAGCATCTGCAGCTACACTTGTATTTGCAAGACTTGTTTGCTCACCACTTGAAGTTGTGACGCTTGCAGCCTTTACGATGTCAGATCCGTTTTTCAAAGTAGCCGTTACTGAACCACCATACGACTCTATATAGAACCCAGTTATTGTTCTAGCCGTTGCTACATGCGGATCAATGTAGTATGTTTTATTAGATGCAGTTTCAATTTGACCGGTATATGAACCTACATTAGTAACCCCAATACCAGTTCGAATACTTGCGGCATTGTTGTAACTGATAGTTATAAGACCGTCGCCGTTAACGGTGCTTGCTGCAAAACCGCTGGGTACAGCAATTGTCTTGCAACGATTGGTTACTTTTACAGAAGCAACGCCTGCTTCACTAGTTGTCAACTCGCAACCTGCATCAGCAACACCTGTATTTGCAACTACGCTTTGAATAGGTGCTGCTGCAGAAGCTCGGGCATTTGTGTAATACTGATTAGAACTTCCTTCAGAAAGAGCATCAGTAGTAAGACCAGTAAGACTTGGGGTACCTTGATTAGTAGAGAGGGTAGCAGATTGTTGTGCGGCATTTGTAATACTTACAGTTTGAGCAGCACCTTGAGTAATTGTAATGGTGTGAGAGATGGTTGTGATTGTGATTGTATTAGACATCAAGTCACCCCCGGAGTTACAATCAATGCACCTTCAACAATACGAGTTTTAGACGTACCTTCAATAGCTTGAAGATCCCACACATATTTAACTGGCGCATCAAATGCAGCAGTTTGATCAGCTGTCAAAGTAACAACAACTGTATTACTTGCATTGGTATGTGTAAAAGGGGCTCCACTTTGAGCACCAGAAGCAGCACTAGTCAAGGACAACTTTTCAGTCCCCCCGAACTTGTCCTTGACCTTCAGTGCCCAAGTTGCACCGCTGTTGAAGTTAACAGCACTACCGTCACTTGTCAGTGTTCGTACAAGGGTAAACTCAGAGGTTTCGCCTTGATTGATTGTCCAGTCAAATCTCGCGCTCATCAGAACCTCCGGTAAGCAAAGAATAGATCGTCATATGCAGGGTTGTCTACAGTCTTCTTCATGAAAGACTTTCCAGTACGCATCTGGAGGTTAGCGTGATTGTCGGTCGCTGTCTTAATAGCGGAACGGTATTGTTGAAGAATCATTTGGTAATGAGATCCCGTGATCTTTCTGTAAGCACCCAACTTCAAAGCAGATCCTGCAGAAATTGCTTCGTATAAAGATTGCATACCAATAGGTGCAACCTCGTATCGAACATTCTCACTAAGCACAGTGGTAAATGGAGTGCGAGTCACAAGTTGGCTAGTGTCAACATCATGACTTGTAATGACTCTTTCTTCTACCATGCCGCTTGAAGGAATAACTCTTAAGATTTGTCCAGCATAAGAGTTTTCTCTTCGATCAAGACTTCCAAGATTTGGCGTGGTATCCAAAGTAAACGTCTTACGATCTGCTTCCATCTGTCCGCCATCAGCAGAATAATGGGGCATAATATCACCGCTTGGAATGTAATAGATCGTCCAAGTCTGGGTGTCCATTTTCTCGGAAAACCGAAGAGTGTTACCTTCCAACGCCCAACCCGGACCATTTGGATGAAACTCATTTCTAGGTTTAAAGTCTTCAATGATGTCACCGTCACTATCTCTACGGCAAACCCTTGAAACTTCGCCAATGCTGGGGGGCAGTTGGTAGTATTCAGTGTTCTTGTCAACATCAATATCAAGTCGCAGCACGACAGGATTATCAAGATTCATGTTGATGCGAGATAGCACATCAACCATAGTAGGGCTGATGATGTGACGAATGAGAAAGTCATTGTCGTACTTAGCGTCAAAGTCGGGGTCATCAAGATAACCCCGAATTCGCTCAAGCACGGTGTATAGGAATGAGCCTGTACTGTGCATTATCGTCTCCGGTTACGTCCCGACAAAAGTTCCATAAGTTCCAACAGTTTTTCTGCTGCGGGCGACCGTTTCATCTTTCCAGACATCTCATCTAAGACAAACAGGGGAATACCTGCTTCTTCTAAAATCATGTCAAGGTGGTCTTGGGCTTCAACCATTGCACCCATATCCGAAGTTCGAGCAGAACTACGAATAGCCTTGGAAGCAGGGCCTCTTTGTTTTACGCCCGGACCCATGCCTAAGCGACTGATTTCTCGAAGGATATTTGCTTTCATGGCTTACCTATTTATCGTCTTCCAGCCTTAGTGATAAGTTCGATGAGCATTTGGAGTTCTTCCAACTCGACAATTCTTTGAAGTTCTTCCAACTCGCCAATATCGCCGGGGTCAGGTCCTACATATCCAAAAGGATAATCGCCTTCATTTTCGTAAAGCCCTTCTCGGCGACCCTTAAATCCTGCTCGTCTTGCATCCTTGAGCTCAGCCATACTTTTAGGGCTTCTACCTTTAGAAAGACCCCGGACAATAGCTTTGTTTGTAAGAGAATCACCCCCTCCTTTTTTAGCAAGCATCATGAGAAGATTTCGAATACCGAGAGCGTTAATAGCCATTATTATTTTCCACCCGTGATTATGCGACCTTTGGCTGAATTGAGGAGATCCTGCTTAAATTCTCCAAACTCATCGTTGTCATTGTTGCCCCATTTTTTATTACGTATAGACATAGACACTTCTTCGTGGCCTTGACGTTTAAGCCAATCTGCAACACCGTGTTTCTCTTCAATAGCCTCTCTCTCAGCAACCCTCTTAGCCTTAGCCCGCTCCCGGATACCATTTCTCATAGCCTCCGCTATCTCTTGGGCAGGACGAAGACGCTCCCTCATCCAGTCTTGAGTGGGGGGATGCCAGTTGGGGGGACTATCAAACGCTTCCAACTCCATAAGAATTCCTACACCGTCCTTCTTAGGATGATAGATCCATTTTGATAAAACAAAAGTATTTGCCGCTTTATGGTGATAGACAAAAAGGTCATCAATACCACTAAAACGTCTAGCCCACAGAATCCAATCTGAATCAGGAAGAACCTTATGATCTTCACCCAAAACAAGACCCATATCTGCGGCATGAGCTTTTGCGTCAAAGATGATTTCCATTTCAGACATGTCGTTCAACCTCATTGTTCATTTTTTCTCTAATCCTTTTCATCATTTTATAAATGTTATGAATTGATTTGCCAATGCTATTAGATATTTCGCGGTACTTCTTGCCGTTAAACCGCATAAGAATGATATCAACTTCTTCACTGTTTAGAGAATTAGGTAGTTCTAGTTTGATGGGATCTTCAAATAGAGCATTGGTTTCATCTAATAACTCGAACTCAAGAGTTACCCATTTACCTTTTCGATATCTCCAACCGTGATATTTACCATAAGCATATGCTACACGCGACCATAAAAAATAGGCAAGGTAAGTGCTTACCGTGCCCATTTCGGGTTTATAATTACGCTTTAGAAGATCAGAAGCAGTTACATACGCTTGGTTAAAAAGTTCGTCGTGGTCCCAAAGTTCGAAGTGACCCCGTCTTTTTTTCTCTCCAACCCAACGCCAAAGAAGACCAATATGGTCATTTATGTCCTTACTTCGATTTCTTGCGTTGCCATGAGACACGGCCCGGCCCTTTCTTAGCTGATGTGCCTTTTCGAGTACACATAGCTTTAGTAGGGCGGCAAGCAGGATATGGACGTTTACTACTACCTTTAGCAGATTTACGACCACAAGGCTTACCTGTCTTACAATCAATCCACCCTTTGCCCTTGTTACGGGAAAACCATCCGTGCAAGCCTTTCTTTTTTTCAGCAGAGAAGTTTGCTTTCTTACGAGTTGTTTTCTTCTTTGCCATTAGCACTTACACTCCGGCCATTTTTTACCGCAACGAGGACAAGTCATTTCAGAAGCAGGAATCATCTCTTCTTCTTAAGAAATGCAGGCTTCTTACCACCCCTCTTCTTGCCCATAACCTTCTTCTTGCCCATGACCTTTTTCTTGCCCATTCCATTTCGCTTACCTGGCATTGTGTTGCCTTTCACGACGGCTAGTAACATACTCCAAGAACTCCGCCGTGCAGTTCTTGTAGTAGTCTTGATGCTCCAACTTTTTGCTGGCAGCATTTACGACTGAAAGCCTTTGAATAAATACCATTGAATAAGGATCATCAATTAGATGATCCCAATCTTCTAATTCTTCTTCTGGTTGTCCCGGAGAAACACCATCATCTTCATGACAAAAAGCCATAAGAGTTAAATCATCATTTGATAGTTGGTCATTTTCGGCTTCACACCAACTATCAATATCCCCCCACTTTGGATCTTCTACAACAACAATCAACAATTCAATGTCATCATTCCAGTTAATGCAGTTTTTGATGACTTCCTTTTTGCCCCCAAAGTCAATCTTAACTTTGTTTGTAAGCCAAGCCTTACGAGCAAAAGGGCAAGGAGGAAAACCATTGTAGTGGTCTGAAGATCGTTCAAGCACTTGCTTACTCCATTGTTTGATTTCAGCAACTACTTTCAATCTCCATTTTGGAGATCCTACTTTTTCTTTTTGCCACCTGTACCCCAATTTTTAGCTCCCTTTTTTCTACACTTGACAAGGGCTCCAGAAGCATACGCAGAAGGCCATTTTTTATAACGGCTTTTCACCTTATGGTAACAAGCATCTTTTTTTCCGCCAGACTTTTTTTTAGCCACGACGTTTTCCTTTTTTAGGTGCAGCTTTTTTACGAGGTTTAGTCATCTTATGCTTGCATCCGCAACCAGTTTTTTTATGCGCCATGTTAACACTTCCATCGTTTTCTAGCCTGTCTAAGACGACTGTTTGGATTCTTAGCTGCTTTAGGAAACTTTTTCATTTGTCCGGCACTTCGAGCACAAAAAGACTTTCTCCTCTTGGCTGCTTTACTGCCTTTTTTTACTTTACCAGTTACGGCGGTTTTTAATTTGCTACCGGGGTTTTGTCTTCGATATTTAGCCACCCCTTTTGCAGTCATGCCAGCACCAGACTTGGTGGGCCGCTTGTCTCCGGACTTTTGCGTAAACCCTTTCATTGACCCTTTTTTCCTCTTCGGCGTTGGCATGGTCAATCCTTTAAGTTCTTGACAATCGAATACATCTTGTCGCCGTGGTTGTCTACTTTATTCAGTATGTAGTCAATGTCTTTTATAAATTGACGAGAATCTGTAACTTGAAGATCTCTTAAACCTTCTACCTTTTTGTCCAACTCGCTGACCTTGTGGCTAATTTTCCAAACAAACCCAATGAGTCCTATTAATGCACTGCCCAACAGTGTCATCAAAATATCAATAAGGTTACTTTCCAACCCTTCCATAATCCCCCCAAAATGTTGGGGTGGGGGTTTACGCCCCCACCCCAATAATAAATCAATCACCGTAGATTGTGTCAGTGGTAACACCAGTCAACTTCAGGCCTGCAGGTTGATCGGGAATCAACTGCATTCGAAGCATACCGGGCATCTGAACGGCTTCAGTCATCTTGTTGCCGTTGTTAAGAAGATACGGGAACTTCACGCTAGTACCACCAGTGAGGGCCGGAACCACAAACCGGAATGGAACATAAGCGTCGGCTTCACCCATAGACTGAAGACCAGCATAATCCGGCGGAACATACCGCTTCCAGTTCTGACCAGAAGTCTTGACACCGTAGACAGAGCCATCTTCAACATACTGCGAAGTGTGACCCTTGTAGGTGCGACCTTCAAACGTGAACGCAAAGCCCTCAGCAGAACCCTGATTATTCAAGTTTGAAAGGTTGCCAGAACGTTCAATCTGATACTGGCCAATCTTCTGTGCTTCGTAAGAAAGCCACACACCGTCCGAAGCCACGAGGCTGTCAATGGTTTGACCCAACTTCGACTTAGCAACGTGGAAACGACGGAGGTACTGACGCAACTTGTGTTCCGTCAAAACGCCAACGCCACTCTTGAAGAACGACTTGAACTCCGGATGCTCATCGACATCAATGGCGTTCGTGCCGTGGGCTTCAGAACCAAGCAGACTACCCGTACTCTTGAGCCACGAGTTGATACCCGCGATGCCCGTGAACGCGGCGGTTTCTTCCTTGTTTCGCTCTTCGCCACTGTTGGCGTAAACGATGAGCATGCCCGAAGCAATGTCAGCATTGAGACCCGCGGGGGTTACGATGACGACTTCACCCTTGAGGTCGTCAACGCTTGCGACGTAGCAAGGTTTGTAACCATCAGCACTGCCATCGCCATCGTCATTAATACGAACAGCACCTGCGGAGTTGTAGATGTCCACACGCTGACCCGTAAAGAAGCGGTCGTAGGCTCCTTCGGTGGTGTTGATGCGGATCGACTTAATGCTGCCTGCGGTATCGGTTGCACCACCGGAACCATTAGTCGTGGTGTGGCCGGTAGCAAGAGTGCCAACCGTACCAAGGCGGTACGAGTCGTTCTGGCTTAGGTACCAATAGTTGCACAGGGTGTGCGAAAGGTTCTGAGCAAAGCCCTGAAGGATCGGCGAAATCACCGAATCCACGACTGCCGGGGTTGCATCCATCTGCATCTCACCAAGGGTGAGCGACAGGTTGGTGTACATGGCCCGCATAGCTACGGTCATTCGGAAGGTCTTCTGCTTAGGACCATCCAGCGGATCGGGGAAGGAGTTGGTGACCGAGTTCCTACGAAGGCGGCTACCCATATCGGTATCATCCGCATCACCGTAGAGGAAGAAGTCCTCGACGGGGGCACCCTGCTCGATCACGCCGGTCATGCCGGTGCGATAGAGTTTGTTGACCTCGAAGTCCTTCGAGAATTCGTTGACAGAGCCAACGCCCTGAGAAGTGACAACAGTGTCACGCCAAATTGGATCCATGGTCGGCAGAAAAGTGTCAATCTGCTTCGACAGGATCTCTTCAATACGGGTACTTTCCTTATCGAAAAGCTGTCCCGTTGTTGCGCCATTATTAGGCATTTGAGATTACCTCACGCTTTAGAGTCGCCACCGGTATCGGAAAGCGACCGAAGAAGTTGATCAGAAGTCCAGTCACGCAACTGGCCTTCAACGTCACCGAAGGACTTGCCCTTAGTATCAGGCAACTTAACAGGGTCCTTGCGGTACAAGTTCTCGGTCTGCTCCGCCGTTTCCGAGACACGTCCAATCTTGGAAGTATCGCCGATTACCGTGAGCATATCCTTGGCAACCTTGGTTGCCGCTTTATTCACCTCTTCCCCAACCCAAGCATCTTCAAAAGATCCGGCGTGGTTTCGTCGTTGACGAAGGTTTTCAAGGGCCTGAGCCCTGACTCTCTCCGTCAGACTTTCCTTTGCCGCATCAAGATCCGTGCCTTCACGATTGGCATTAAGCCAATCCATCAATACTTTCCCATCTGAAGCCCGATCAAGTGCAGTAGAAACTTCTTTTTCCATATTTTGTTGAAGAAGTTGTGCACGAACACGAAGAAGTTCTTCGTTTGTTCGGTTTGAGTTTTGAAGAGCTTCTTGAGCCAGAGGCTCTTGTATAGGTTCAGAAGGAGTTTGTTCTTCAGTCATTTCAGGTTTCTCATCGTAAATTTTCAGCCACTCTTCTACTTGTTGGGGAGAGTAATTTGATGCTAAAAGAATGCTTTTAGCGTCTCTCTTTTTAACTTCAGGATCAGTATCTGGATTCATGAGCCTCATTGTGGCATCACGAAAACCTTCGAGGTTCTCCACGTTTTCACGCATGAGGTCATAGTTTTTGACCTTTTCAGCCAGTTCCGTAGCGGAATATTCTTCTCCCCCTACTGAGATCTTTTGATCAAGATCAATCGGTTCGGGGGTTTCCGGGGTTTCCGTAACGGGGGCTTCTGTAGTAACTTCGTTAGTTTCTTCCGACATTCATTGCTCCTTGAGTCATACCGGGACCGGGCTGCGGTCCTCTTTGTGGTGGTTGTTCCGCAAATATTGCTGCAGAATCTGGGTTAGGCACCATCGCAGGCAATGATGCACCCATGAATTGAATTAATGATTCACGATACTTTTTAAACTCATCAACAACAAGAGGGTCAGCCTTTGTCATCAAAGGGCTAGACATAAATGAGGACAAGACCCTCAACTGCAATTCAGGACGACTTGTGTGGGGGGTAATGACCACTTGACCTGCATCAGTACCATTACCATACAACGTAAGGATATTTTGTACAACCTGCTCATATCCTGCCTGATCTTCGTCGATCCACATTGCAAAGTCAAGACCTTCTTTCAATGCAAACAACTTGAAGCCGTCAGGGTCCATGAGTCCCGACTGCAACATTTGAAGAGCTTCCTGCTTTCGGACAACCTCGGATCGAGGGTTAACTTGTTTTACCGCAAATGTGAGGTGAGCCACATTGGGGATAGGGTTGTTTTCGAACGAAATCTGACTTGAATCGAAATCCAAAACAGCACCAGCAAGGTTCAAATCAAACGCCTTGACTGGAATGGGTCGGGGCTTCAACACCAATTCACGACTGGCATTTGCAACCATACTCCTATACATCTTGCCAAAGGCTTGAACAACGCCCATGGTTGGATTGGTCATGGCTCGATTGATCTGCTCATCGAGGAACTGAAGTCCTGTTGCAGAGTCAACTCGACCCTTCTCAGCAATGAGATCCTGTACGGGATTGATTCCCTGCATCAACTGCTTAGCAAATGCTGCCGTCTTTCCGGGCACATCTCCCGCGTTATGGGGTGAAATCATGAAGGGACTGAACTTTTCGTTGAGAGGGTCTGGCTGGTATGAAATCATACGCAGTCCATTACCTACTTCTCGAAGCACAGATCTCTCATTGAATGATCCCTGCGGCATAACAACCACGCCATATCTGTCCATGTCCCGGATGTTGTTGAACAGAGACTTCAGCATCTTCTCCATCTCACGATTGATGGAGAAAAGGAGGTCAAAGAGACCTGCACCGTGGAAAGAACCATTTTCCATAAACCGAGAGAACCCAATAGGGCAATAGGTTTGTGTGGAAGAAAGATCTTGATCGTCAATCAAATAGTCGCCCGAACAAATAATGTACCTTGAACAAGTGCCGCGAGGACCATCAATCCAAAGTTCTCGGACCCTTACAACTGTCATTGACTCGGAAGGCCCGGTGGTTGTAATAGGCCGATCATTGAACGGATTTACTGAAAGTTCGGGGTCGTAGGAATCCGATGGGTCTTCGAGAGAATCACCAACTTGAATGTCGTAATACTCGCAGTCTTCAAGATTGTTCTTGACCCTCTTGCCAAACTTATCAATCAGAGTCTCAAGGGGAACAATCCGCTGTCTAATTATCCCTGCTTGTTTTGTATAGTCTTGCCCAAGAGAGGGGAAGGGTAGAAGTTCTTTGGGGTGAATGACTTCGAGGTCGGCAGTGAGTCCAATTGTTTCGTGGTCAAGGATGTGACCTTGAATACCGCAGGACCCCAACGAGGTGAATATATGAGCAAACTTCGTGGAAATCTCTGCAATCTGTTCGTCCGAAACCAAGGAATCAGCAAGAAGTTGAGCTGTTGCTCTTTGGCGAATCATAGGAAGACTGGTTCCAGTCCTCATGATCTTGGGCCGAAGGTCCATAGAAGAAAGCCGGGCAGAAGCACGGTCAATCGCTGACATCATCTCCTGACTCTGAAACTCCAGATTCCCTTCCTCGTCAAGATAGTGGGGGGATAGGTGACCAGATTCAGGGTTAAAAACATCAAATCGACGCATACCGTTTAGGTAGTAGTACGTCAAAAGCCAAGTAACCCTTCTATAAGACAGACGGGAGATTTCTTTTTCGGCGTGTTCTCTTACAACTTGACAGATTTCACGCTTATTCTTCGGGAGTTTGAACTTCTGGTGTGACATTAGGACGTTCCTTGGCGGCTACACCGCCGGGCTTCCAGTGAGAGGGTACATCTAAAGGATCGAACATTACGTCCTTAAAGTTCATATTCCCCCCACTAACGGGTGGGGTTTCTACTGGAATATCGGTATTACGTGGGTGCGAATAATAGGCTCTTGCCATTGCTTCATAAAGAAAATAAGGAATTGTGACCGGTTGGTTAGCGGGATTAGACCCGACTTCCTCCGTCAGGTGGTGCATCTGCGGCTCTTGCGAGGAGTTCATTGACAAAATCCGGTGATATGTTTTGGAGTTTGTAGGCAAGAGGAGTCCCTACATCATCTACCAACTCCCCGTCCAGAAGACGCTCTTCTGTAGTTCGATCATCTTCAATGTTTTCTGGGTTACGATTTACACGACCTTTGAGGATATTACCTGACATTGAGATTGTGTCTAGGTGATCATCCTTGGCAAGACCGCCATCAGCCACTTCAGGGTTGAACTGCTCAATCTGATCAAACAACATTGACCAATGGCGATCCATTCTTTTCTCAAGTGGAAACTTGATAAGTCCGTTTTCAAACCGGAATTGAAGAGCACCAATTCGAGCAGATTTAGAGATCATCCCAACCTTGAGAGGCACGATTTTTGGCATGTGGGCAACTCCAAACATATCAGTTGCTCGTTGCTTCACCAAACTGTCAAGGTTTTGATAGAGAGCAATGCTCTGGCGGACCACTTCAGGATGGATTGAAGGAACCTGCCACTTGTCTGCAATCTCAAAAATGTTCTTGATGAGGGTGTTTTCATCACACTGAGCCCCCCAAATATCCAACACAAACAGTTCGTTGTCGGGGGTGGCTGCCATAACGGTGCAGACCTTGAAGTCTGAGTCACCTGTAGAAGTCCATGACGTATCAACCGTCATAAACATCCAAGAGTCACGAAGAAAATCACAAATAGGCATCGACTTCGTGTTGCCTTCAAGGTCCTTCCAATTGATGAGCGTTGATGATTCACGGGGACTCAATCCATAAGCAGCATCAACCGATGAAAGCCACCATCTGTGTGAGTCATCAAGTTCAGGGAAGAATTGATCTTCGCTAGAGCCGGGGTCAGCCATGTACTCAGATGAAAAGTTAGCAGAACCAATCTGCTCCTTGATTTCCTCAAGGCTGATACGTTCTTTGAGTCGAGGGTCTTCTTCTTTTTGCTTACGATCTACCGGCCACATTTCAGGCCAACAAGAAATCAACTTGTCTTGCTTATCCTTATATGCAGCCTTGATGATCATTCGGGACCAGTGGTCAAACCGGGGATCACGAGCCTTCAGGCCAAGTTCTGATTCTTGAGTCTCCATGGCGTACCACGCATAGTGGCGGCGACTCACAAAGGTCGCCAGCCATCGAAGGCTTGTGCCGGGGCGAGTAATCATCGGCATGACAACCTTAAACAGCAAAGTATCCATGTAGGATCTAAGGACCGACATGGAAGTAGATGCTCTGGGATCGTACTCGGGGTCATCAAGGACGTAGCATCTGGGACGGCCACCACGCTGCCGTGACTCTGACGAGATCGCCCGGAACCAAGATCCATTCTTCAAGTACATCAACTCGATACCAAACGATGCTTCGCCACGACGGGGCACAATCCGATTGTCGTCAAATTCAGGTGCCCAATCATCAAAGATGCGAGAGTTCTGTTGGAACTGAGTCTTGATGATTTGACCAGTCTGTTTTGCGTTGTCGTTGGTTGATGTTGCGTAGATAAAGGAGTAACCGGGCCTCGTTAACATTTGAAGGAGGATGGACTTACGAATGCAGTTGGACTTGGCAAACCCTCGGGGTGCGATGGCAATGGACGCTCGGTTCTGTGCCCACTCTTTGTAAATACCAAGGTGCCCGTCCGGTAGAGGTACGGGATCCTCGTCGTAAAACATGGGGTTAAAATCGTCTGCTTCATCTGGACAAAGATACCAATGATCGAAAAACAACATGGATCCAATAAAACGATCCGCCTTGTCTTGCGGACTCGTTACAGGAACCAGCCATTGACGGCAGGCATTGACGCGGGCTTCTCTTTGCCCGTCTTCCGTCAACTCCATGTAATCATGAGGAAGAGGAAACAGTTCGTTTCCTTCTTCTCTTGTTTCAATCCTTTTTATTCTCATGCAGAGTACCACCCCCCAACATTTCCACTGTAGCAACTCGACCCATAGTAGCTACAAATGAGATGGGGTTGTGCTTTACCATAGAATGCTTGTAGATCGAATCCCAAATACGAAAGAAGTTCTTAGTGGGTTGATCTTTATCAATAAAGTAACTATAGATCAACGCACCAAATCTTTCTCGGGTTCCAACAACCCCATCAATATCGCTAATCGCTAAGTCGAATAGTACCTGACCCGCCGATCTCGCCATTCCCATGGGGCCTGTCTGCTTCATCTGCATCAGAATCTCTTCCTGCTGGGGGGAGATACTGGGCTGCAAAGTCGGGTTTTTCCGGGAGGTTTGAACGGTGCGTTGTGGCTTTGAGGTTCGAGAGTAACTTTTGGTTGCGGGTGATTCGGACACTCTTGTTGCCCTCCTTGTCTGTTTGCGTGAACTCTTGAGTGGTAATCAAACCGTTTGCTTTAGCCACCTCATTGAGGACACGACGAAGTTGGTTGTGGGCTCGGAGTGCAATCTTAGCATCTGGATCTCTCATGTGTTGTATGAGAGTAGAAACTTCTTCCTCAATACTAAATGAGTTCATCTCCAATGCTTTTGCCGCGGCATCAGCATCAAAGAAAGACAACACCTTACCCGAGTCTCCTTGGTGTTCCCACTGTGCTTCCATATTACCTTGATTCCTTAAGTGCAGCAGCAATAGCAAGAAGCGGTAGCGACTTGATAGATCTAATTCTAGGAGTTCGCCCCTTGGACAAAAGTCTTTGTCTCAACTCAAGTGCTTCTCTTTCTTTAGCGTATTGAGAGGCTGCTTTTTGTATTTGATTTGGAGACTTGCCCTTGACAACGGGCTTATCTTTTACCTTGTTTGCTTCTCGAACAAGCCTACGCCTCTTTGCTTCCGCCATGTTTTGCATTTCTTCAGAGGCTTTCGGTGAAACTGAAGTTTCACGATACTGTTTTCGAAGTCTTTCAAGTGCCGTCTTTGTTTGCTTATCCGTTCTTCCAAATGCAGAAAGGAACTCAGGACTACTCAACAAAGCCCCCAGCTTCGGGTTGAATCTTGCCTTTTCGAAAAGACTCGCCGCACCAATGTAACGAACAGCAGTACCTCCGTCTTTTGCAAGAACTGTTTTTCCTACAGCCTTACTCAACCTGTTCAAACTATCTTTTGTAAATTTAAGAGGCTTTCCGGTCTTGACGTTTCTTCGGGTAATTTCAAATGCGCTTGCAGCCTTGCCTGTTTGCGGAGTAAATACAAACTCCGAGTAATTACCTTGGTCAACAATACGGAACGAACCTCGTTTCTTCAAATCAGCAACTCTTTGCTGCCTTCTTCCTGTTTCGTCTGTTTTAAATGTTCCAATCGCAGGGACTTCTTTCTTTCCTATGAGGTCTTCGGACTTGTGAATCTTTTCAGACTCAGGTACAAGTCGAGGAATTTCTCTACGCTGTCTTTGCTCAACAGCAAACTGCTCACGAAGATCTTCAACTCTCTTCTTTGCAGCAGTTTCGTCAAGACCTGAATCAACCAGTTCTTGAATAAAGTCTTGTTCTATTACAAGCATGTCCTTCTGAGAAAGGTTTCTTACTTGAGCTAACTTTTCAAGCTTTGTTCCCCCCACTACTTCGGATGCACGGGGAGCATCTCGAAGGAATGCTTGCTTAAGAAGACGTTGGTTTTTTGCAGATTGTTCTTGGGGAATCAAGACTTCTGACTTAAGAGGACCCTTAATTGATTCAGGCAATTCTTCAAGAGCCCTTCGCTCAAGATCGGCAGGAACATTTCTTCCACGCCTTACTGCTTCCGCAAGTTCTTCGATGGCGGAAAGAGGATCACCCTTTGGAATTTTCGCTTTTCGTATTCGTTTGCTTTTTCCGCCCTTTTTAGTTTTAGGGGCAATATCTCCTATTTGAGACATAACAGCAATGTCGTCAACCCCTCTACCCGATTCTTCTAAAAGAAGAATTAGTTGATTCAAAGTATCGTCAAGGTCAGGGCGGACAATTTTTAAATTTGGTTTTTTCTTAGCCATTGTCTTACTCAATGCTCTTCACTGTAAATTATTACTGTTTTGTTTTCAATTGAACCAATGTTTGCGTCATTGAAAGGTAATCGGTATAATTGCCAGACACGCAAGACTGCATATTCTTGCGGATTATTTGTACGTTTAGAGGAGCATATAAAGAGTTTGTTGGAATTCTTGGCATACGCATTTAACTTTTACTGGAGTATTTCATCATGACTAACCGGACGCAATCACCTACTCTCGCGTCCCCTGAGCCTATGCAGGTAGCACGCTTCCTGCTGAACACAAGATTCTCCACTCCAAATAATCGAAACGGATTGTGGTATTGGCGTGGTAATTTTTACGAGTGGTATGCAGAAAAATGGCAAACTCGTGATATTGAATGGGTTGAAAGTACCCTTTGGGTAGCCCTTGAGAACGAAACATTTCAACAAGCAACTCAAAATGGACAGAGACAGACTCGATACGCCCCATCTATTGAGAAAGTGAGAGGCGTTCTTAGAGCTCTTCAAGCGTTGCAAACATTGCCACATGAGAAGAGTCCTGTTTGGCTGACCGCACCTAAAACTAAAGAATGCAGAAGTCTTGTTTCATTTCAAGATATGGTGCTTGACGCTAAAGATGGTAGCAAGTTTTCTAGGGATGAGACATTTTTTGACCCTCATGTATTGCCTGTTAATTTTGATCCTTCCGCAAAATGTCCAACGTGGCATCGTTGTTTAAAAGAATGGAGCGGAGAAGACCCTGAATGGTCAAAGTTGCTTCAGAGGATGTTTGGTTATTGCTTATTGCCACACCGGGACTACGCCAAGTGGTTCCTTATGTACGGTAAGATCCGTGGAGGCAAAGGCACAATCATGTCTGTGCTTAAAGCTCTTCTTGGCGAAGGCTATATGGGTACTTGTTTAGAGGATATCGCAAGCCAGTTTGGGCTTTGGGGCATTGAACAGGCGAAGGTGATGGCAATCAATGAAGTATCAGAGATTTCAAATCGTGAAGGCGAAGCCGCATGTCGAGTCATTAAGTCGATTGTTGGCAGGGACCCCATCTCAATTAACCGGAAGTTTGAGCAACCGCTTAGGAACGTGGTCGTGGACTCCGTCCCGATCATGCAGTCCAATGAAATCCCCAAACTCCCCAACAAGGGGCTCGGGTTGTCTGGGAAAATGGTGCTTTTACCCTTCACAGTAAGTTTTTTAGGCCGTGAAAACTACCGTCTAGCTGAAGAGTTAATGTCAGAATTGCCCGGTATTGCATACTGGGCATGGCAAGGTGCAAGGGCATTGGAAGAAGAGGAAGACTCAAAGAAGAAGTTCCCCATGCCCGAAGGTTCAAATGCCCTGATTGAAGAGTACCACACCGTCAACAACCCAATTGATGAGTTTTTGAATGCTCGTTTTGAGGTTCGAGAATCGGGGTTTGTTAGTTCAGACGTTCTGTTCCACCATTGGAAGGAATGGAGCAAGGGCCTCCGTGTCTCCCCACTTAGCCAGAACCAATTGGTCTACAAGTTGGTACAGGAAACCACTTGGGACCTAAAGAGGACTCGTATTGGCGGGGGCGGCAAACGAGGGCTTAGAGGGCTTAGTCTCAAGGGTTAGGTGCGTACCAGACGTACCACAGGTGTACCATATCTGTAGGTGGATGTGGTACACCGTAACCCCTTTGTTTATAGAACATTACATTATTTGTACCAGACGTACCATACCTAGACATATTAAGTGGGGTATAAGGGTAGGTATATAATGCCCACAGGTATGGCACATGTGGTACATGTGGTACAAACAAGGCTGACGGTAGCAAAAACGCCAATATGGGCGTACCACATTTGTACCAGACGTACCAGAGCAAAAAATTTTGATACGGAAAGGGTCTTTCTCTGTTGTTAACAACAGCCACCGAGGGGCCACGGGGGGGTACCCAACACACCCCACCCTAGACACATCTACCGTATCACTACCTCTAACGCCTACTCAGTCTAACAAGTACCCCTGTTGCCCCCTTCCTTCGTCAGGGGGGACAACAGTTGTCCTCTCTAATCATTGTTCTCTTTGGAGTTCCTTCCAATGCGTGAAGTTACCGAAACCCGTTACGTCGCTGACCTGCTCCTGACCACCAACACCCCCAAGTCAAGGGAGGTGCAAACCCAATACGGTGCCAAAACGATCAAGGAGTTCGACCTCAAGGACAGCGTCGTAAAAATCAACGACGAGGACTGGGAGTTCAACGTCTGGACCCCCAAGGACGGCAAGCCCAAGATCAGCCTTCAGCGATGGGTGAACAACTTTGAAGCAAACGCGGAAACCGCAGACGAAATCGTCTGATCTCTCCCAAGGTGGGTCGCTTCGGCGGCTCACCTTTTTTTTATGCGCATAGCA